CCTACGCTCTTAAAGAACTGATAGGAAATGGTCATATTTGTATTAGAGACGACGGTTTGCTTGAAGAGCTTGAGACGTTGAGGTATGAGTTCGATCATAACCAACGAAGGATTTTGATAAGCAAAGAGCGAATGAAGAAGGACGGCGTAAAGTCTCCGAACATGGCAGACGCTTTGATTATGGCAGTGAGTTTGATTGATTCGATTAAGGTTGAGCAAGAGAATCAGTATAGACCTAGAAGAATGGAAGCGAGAGAAGAAAGTCTTTTTGGGATAGCGGGGATTCGATGATTGAAGTTCTTCGCGACGATAACGAAAACATCACAGCGGTATGTGAATGGCTATTGCTTAATGACCGAGGAATTATTGATGAGACGGGAACCGTTGTTCTGATATGCGAAATGGAAGTAAATAAAGAGCATCGGGGCAATGGGTCTATTAAACAGTTTACTGACCAGATCCAGAAGAAAAGCCCAACAGCAAACCGAGTCGTTTTCTTGAGAGAGATAAAGTATCCGGGCAGAAAACCGAGCGTATATTCCCGAGAACAGATTTTAAAAAGGTTAGGAGAATAATATGGGTGGGTGGACGAGGTTGTTTGATACGTGGAATCTTTTTGGTACAGACCAGACGAGTGCTCAGGCAACGGCTCCTTTTTCGTCTTCTACGAGTCCAGCGGAGGCCACCAAGCAAGCGGCAGATGCGGCTTCGGCGAGACAAGCGGCGGCTCTTTCTGATCTTCAGAGCGCACAGAATACAGCTTCAAGTCAGGCGCAGGCGGCTTTAGATGCTAAACGCAAGGCGGCGTCAACAAGCTCTGATGTCTTTACTTCACCGCTTGGATTAAGTACTCAGGCGTCAACATCTAAGAAAGCACTTCTAGGAGCTTAATATGCAGGACAAACCGAGAGCAGAAGTCTTATGTGACGATTATCTAAGGTTAAAGGGAGAGAGGGCTAATTTCGAGTCTTACTGGCAAAGTCTTCACGATTATTATTACGTCGAATCTGAAAACCTTAACACCACCTATTATCCCGGTACTGAGCTTAACGCTCAATATCTTTACGACTCAACGACTCTTGAAGCGGCAGATATCTTAGCTTCCGGGTTTATGAATTATCTTACCCCGGCGACCAGTATGTGGCACGGCCTTTCCCCGAAGAATCCAAAACTTAAAAGCGATAAGTCAGTATGTACTTTTCTTGAAGACGTGAGAGACCAAGTGATGTATACGCTCGCTAAATCTAATTTTTATAATGAGATGTACTCATCGTACAAGTCTTCAGGGGTTTACGGTACAAGCGCTTTGCTTGAAGAGGAAGATATTCAGGACGACGTTAGGTTCTATTCGTTACCTTTAAAAAATATCTGTTTGGTTGAAGACGGACGAGGACGGGTGTGTGAGTATTACATTGAGTTTGAGTATACCGCTCAACAAGCCGAGACTCGGTGGGGGAGAGAGAAGCTTTCAACTGAAATGCAACAAGAACTTGAAGGAGACAAGAGCACAACCAAGAAACACTTATTCTTGCTCTTCATCGCTCAAAGGTATCGCAGAGACGTAAATAAGACTGATAGGAGAAACCTTCCTATTGAAGCGGTGTGGATTGATGAAGAAGCCAAGAAGACCATTGATGAAGGTGGATACAACGAGTTCCCTGCTTTCTGCCACAGGTTTGATAAAAGGCCGTTCATTCAATGGGGTTTTTCTCCGGGGATGAAAGCTTTGCCTTTCGCTCGTATTCTAAACACAATCGCCAAGACGAATTTGAGAATGATGATGAAACATACCGATCCGCCTATCGCGGTTCCCGATAATGCTTTTATTATGCCGTTTAATGCGAACCCAAGAGCCACGAATTACTACAACAAGAAGTATATGGACAAGGGCGCTTCGGACATTTTCGCGTTTGGGAATTACGGCAACCCGGAGGTCGGGATGACAGCGATTGAGTATTATACACAAAAAGTTAATTCGATAATGTATACCGACATCTTTCTCGCGTTTAATCAGATTGATAAGCGCATGAATAACCCGGAGATTATGGAACGAATTAACGAGAAGATGACGATGTTAGGTCCGGCGGTTGGACGTTATATCAGTGAGTTTCTTAATCCGGTTATCATACGAACGATTGGGACACTCTTTCGCAGAGGAAAACTTCCACGACCCCCAGACGCTTTTCGGCAGAACCCGGATTACGAGATTGACTGTATTTCTCAGTTAGCGCAGGCGCAGAGGAGAAGCGAATTAAATACTTTGGTGAGTGGTCTTACTCTCGTTGGTCAAATGGCGCAGTTCAGTCCTGAGGTTGTTGATAAAGTTTCTCCTGACAAAGTCATTGATGAGGCGTGGTCGATTATTGGAGCTCCTGACCGGGTTCTGAGAGACGATAGCGAAGTCCAGCAGTTGAGAGAGGCGAGAGGCAATGCGGCCAAGCAACAGCAAGCTATGGAATTAGCTTCTCAGGGAGCCGATGTCGTACACAAAGGAAGTCAGGTTGATTTGAATTTAGCAAAAGCGAAATCTTCGTTACCGGGAGTTGTCCCAACAACGAGTAAACAATAGGGGGAATTATGGATTTTCCAACAGCAAGTGTATTTAAATCAACGAACGTAACGACTGCCGGGACAACGATTATTGTAGCGTCGTCTGCAACGAGTGCCATTTATGTTACGGGTTTAATTGTTAATAACGGCGCGGCGGCTGGTCTTGCTTATTTCGGATATGGCACCAGTGCGACCGCCCCGACAACTTCGGCTATTTTGATTAACACCACGTATCTTGCCGTTAATACGGCGGTTAATTTTTCATGTACTGACTATAATCTCCCGTTCGTCGTTAAGGTTCCGGCGGGTCAGAATTTCTTAATGACCGCCGCAACTTGCTCGACCTTAACATTACACTGTGCTTATTACTTAGCGGGTTAATATGAACTTGGGAAATATTGATGATGTAAAGGCTTTACAATCCAATCTTCTTGCGACGTTTACCACACCGCAGGGAAAAGAAGTCATGCGGTACATTGAGCAGATTGGTTCATGGTACCCCAAAATGACTGACTCGGGAGAAACGAATGAGATTATTGCCCGAGATGCAAATAGACGGTTAATAGGAACATTAAAAAGTTTAATGAAGCTAACGCCAGAGCAGATCGTAGCGTTGGCAAAGGAAGATTAACCTTAGATGAATATAAAAAAAGGAGCTAATTATGGCCAACCCGCCTTATGGTGATTCTACACTTGACCCTTCGTTACCAACGTATGCGGCAGGAACCATTTGGAAAAACGCAGAGATTCTAATGGATAGCGCAAAGACTCCAGTGCCTACGGGGAGTACCGCAATCGTTCGGAGTTCAGGCGTTGGAACAACTGCAATGGACTTTAATAACGGTACGCATGAAAACAGAGTTCCAAAAGATTTCCCAGCTTTACAGTCGTAGGAGGGGAGATGGGTGTTAATTCAAAAGATTCAAATGCGGACCCTATCTGTCCAACTTATGCGGCGGGGACGTGCTCTTTGATTACCGCTAAAGGCTCGGCCTCGGGTGAGTTCAACGATGATTGCGCTAGAAAAGGTCAGCCTAACGGATATTACAACAGCGTGGCTAGTACAACTGTTGGTTCATTTAACAATGATTGGCAGAATGGATGTTGGAGTCAAAATGTTGTTCCAACGTATTCATCTTGTTTATTAAGGTTTGGAATTGAAGGAAGACAATCGTAGGAAAACAAAAGGAGAACAGCATGGCAATCGTAGAGGATAAGGTCGTTGCCCCAGCGGACAACAGCGATCCCCAGACAGCAGGAGCGCCAAGCGGAGCGTCAGATGCCGCAGGAACAACAGCCGGAGCAGGGCAAAGTTGGAAGTCTTCATTACGAACAGATTTGAGGGATAGCCCGTTTGCTCAGAAGTTTGAAGATACACCGGACGGACTTAACAAGGCTCTCGAGAGTTACGGCAACCTTGAGAAGTTGCTAGGCCACGAGAAAGTCCCAATCCCTAAAGACGTGAACGACGTTGAAGGGTGGAACCGATTCTCGAAGGCTATGGGTATTCCCGATAAGGCAGAAGGTTATGGATTACCTGATGCGAAAATCCCGGAGTCAATGGCAAAGAACGGACTGACTTTAGATAAAAACCAGTTCGCCGAAGTCATGCACGCTCACAAAGTTCATCCGTCGGCAGTTAAGGGTATTTGGGAAACGTATCAAAAGATGAATATTGATGCGTATAACAAAGCGATGGAGACACATCAAAAGCAATTAACCCAGACTGTCAATCAACTCAAAGGCGAGTGGGGTGATGCTTACCAGACCAATGTTGAGTTAGGTCAGATGGTGATAAATAAGTTTTCCGATAGTCAGGAAATGAATGACTATTTAACAACGGTGTTGAGTAAAGACCCGAGGGCGATTAAGTTCTTGGCTAAGATTGGGGACCAGTTCGCAGAGAACAAAGTCGGAGAATTTTCAATGAAGAGGTTTAGCTTAACTCCTGACGAGGCGTCTGATGAAGCTAAGAAAATGAGCCGGGACATGGAAGGTCCGTACATGAACCAAAAAGGAAAGTATACCGACCGCGAGCATCAGGCGGCGATAGACCGATACAATATGTTGATTAAGACTTCAATGAGTCGAGGACAAGGCTAGTCCCCCTTGATTTATTGAGCAGGTGATTTACGGATAAGCTGAAACGCCCCGCGCATTAAAGGACGCGACCCCTTCTTGGGACAATCGTAAACGTTAAGTAAATTGTTTCAAAAGGGGACATCATGGCAGATACACAAAATGCGATATTCGCGCAAGCGTACTCGCAAAACATCATGCAGTTGGCTCAACAGAAATACAGTAAGTTAATTAATACTGTATATCAGAAGCCTAACGTGCGCGGCAAAACATTCTTCCAAGACCAGATTGGTCAATGGGCGATGAGTATTAAAGCCGGGCGCAACAGCCAGACCCCCAACAACGACCCGACTTTAGGTCGTCGTATGGGTACGATGATTGATTTTAACGATAACCGTCTTCTGGACCGTACAGATGAATTAAAGGTTATCTCCGACCCCCGCAGTGCCTACACCATCGCGGCGGCTCAATCCTTAGGCCGCCAGATCGATGACGTGATTATCCAGTACGGGCTTTTGGGTAATGCGTCATACGGCGAAACCGGTTCTTCTACCGCTACAAACAGCAACCTCGTATTGGCTTCGTCCGCTTCAATGACGTTAGCTCGTATCATCGCGGTTAAACAAGCGTTTGATATTGCCGACGTTGAAATGGAAGATAGGTTTTTTGTTTGTCGTCCTGATGTTATGGACAACTTGTTAAACACCACCGCCGCTACTTCGTCTGATTACAACAGCGTTAAAGCGTTGGTTCGCGGTGAAATTGATACGTGGATGGGATTCAAATGGATTATGTCAACCCGCCTTTCTGCGGCTTCAAGTTCGACGTTGCTTGGTATCGCATATCAACGTTATGGAACTTGTTTGGCGATGGCAGATGCTCCGATGGTTCGTACGGATGAACGTACTGACTTGTCGTATTCTTGGCAAGTTTATTATGAACTCAATATCGGTGCGGTCCGTCTTGAAGAAGCTCGTGTTGTTATTATGAACGAAGGCTAATCTAAGTCCCCAAAGAGGGCGACGCCCCAAAGAACGGGCAAAAGGAGAGTTATATGGCGAGTTATGTCGGTTCGTGTTCAACATTGTATCAAGCGGGCGGTTCGGGCAGTAACTTAATTCCCGACGGATATGTCCGTGCAGTTGAAAAAATCTGGTTAGATTCGTTTACTTGGGGACTTACAACTTCTCCGAGTTCAAGCGATACTATCCTTATTGGTTATATTCCCGCAAACAAAAAACTTGTTGGTTGTGAAGTTTATCTTCCGACAACGTTTGCTCCAACTTCTTGCGCGATTAACGTTGGTCCGTCTTATAGTTCCTCGTTGATTATTTCTAACGCAACGGGGTATATCAGCGGAGCTGTTAGTACGGGTACTTTGATTAACTGCAAAGTATCTTTAAATAACCCAAGTGGTATGGGTTTCTGTTTTACATCGTCAACCACGGCAGTATCAGGAAGCGCGTCGATTATTAATTATGTTAACACTCCTATTTATTTGACCTTAGGGGTTGCCAGCATTACGGCGCCTACAATCGGAACCATCACTACGATTTTACGCTACACATAATCGTAGTTTTAGAGGGGGGAAGCGAGACAGTGAGCTCGCCCTCCCTCTTTTTCTAGGAGAGTCTTATGGCAAACAGCAAAACAGATATTATCAATAAAGCTCTTGTTTTAGTTGGTGCGGCAACGGTTGTCTCTATCGACGACGGAACGCCTAACGCTAACACGTTAGGGAACGTATACGAGATCGCGTTACAGTCTATTCTTTCCGAGTGTAAGTGGAACTTCGCAACTAAACGAGCCAATTTATCTGTTTCAGCAACATCACCGGATTTTCTTTACAGCGGAGAAAAGGTCGTTTATGACTTACCGTCGGACGTTATAAGAATTTATCAGACCAATCCCGCAAGCGCCTATTGGCGAGAAGAAGACGGACAGGTTATTTCCGACAGCGTGAATTTAGGTATTGCTTATGTTTATTATGACGAAAACCCCAACGATTACCCGAGCTATTTTTTAGATGCTTTCATAGATAAGTTATGCGCGGATATTGCGTATACGATTATAAACTCAGCGACGATTGCTGAGAAGTTTGTTAATAAATACGAAAGAATGTCTTTACCAAAAGCCATCTCTGCCAATTCGCAGACGGGAGCCCAACAGACCATGCAAGACGACTATTGGGTTCTTGCAAAGTATCGCGATGGAGAAACAGATTTATGAAGAAAGAATTTAGTTCTTCTGATGCTTCACCTCAAGTTTTATATGCGAGGACAAACCCCAACTCAGATAATGTCGTTCCGATTATTGTAACGACGGGTGGAGCACTACAAATAAATTCCGGTCTTAATATTCCGAATTTTGATTATGTTGATTTCACGAATCTTTCAAACATTTTATTTAAAAGCGGCGGGGCATCAGGAACAGTTGTAGCGACTATCAGTATTGTCGGGACAACAATGACGAGGACTTAATGTGTCGAATTATATTGATTTTCAAGGACATTTATATACAGACCTTACAACGGGCGGGAGTTTACAGATAATTGATTTGTGTTCAGGGAATATCATTTTCCAGATGGCTCCGGCTCCCACCGGGGGGACGTTATCGGGTCAACCGATAGGTTTATTGTTGGGCTTAACTTATGCATAGGGGGATTCAATGCCAGATAATGTACAGATAACTCCGGGGACGGGAGACACCGTATCAGCAGAAAATATATCAGCGGTAAAATATCAGAGAGTTAAGTTAGTTGATTCGACTTCTGGGTCTACTGCGGCGATAGGAGTTGCGGCAAATCCTCTTGTTGTCACTGGCTCAACGTCGGTCTTGAACACCGTTACTATCACCGGGTCAACGACGATTGCTAGTATGCCTGCAATTACTGGCAGTACGACGATTGTTTCAATGCCCGCTATCACTGGAAGCACAACGGTTTATCAAGCAGTAGCCGCGAGCTTGAACTGTGTTATTTCTAACGGTTCGATTGCAGTAAACACTTTGCCGTCGGTTACTGGAAGCGTTACTATTGCCTCGATGCCCGCAGTTACGGGGAGCGTAACCGTGGCGTCTCTTCCTTCAATCACTGGAAGCGTCACGGTTGTTAGTATTTCTTCGATTGTAACAATAACAGGTTCAACTACGACAACGGGGAGCTTTTCTACAACCTTGATTACTGGCTCAACGGGGTTGATAGGGACAGTAATTGTTTCCAACGGCACGAATGTCACAATCACAGGCTCAACAACAATAGTTTCATCAAGCGTTATCTTGCCGTTCACGGGGAGTGTAACCGTCATTTCTCACCCCTTGTTTACGGGTAGCACGACGATAGTTTCATCGAGTGTCATTTTGCCTTTTACCGGAAGCGTCACAGTCTTGTCCCACCCGCTGTTTACCGGAAGCACGACGATTGTCAGTTCTTCGGTTATCTTACCCGTAACGGGGTCTACATCAGTCATCAATACGGTCACAGTTACAGGAAGCGCCACGCTTGTTAATATTCAGTTCCCCAGTTCCTCAGTTGTGTCCGTAAACGTAACGACAGCGGGAACGAGTATTATCATTCCTTCAACCGCCACCAATTCGATTTATGTAACCGACCTTATTGTGAGTAACGGCGCGGCTCAGGGATGGGTTTATTTGGGAGAATCCCAAAACTTAACTGCGCCTACTACAACGGATATAAAAATTCAGTCTTTATATTTAGCGGCAAATGGCGGGATGGCGATGCCATTAAGAAATCCGATTAAATTAACAGCAAGTCATAATTTGACGGCTACGGCTGTTTCATGTACGACGTTAAGTATTGCGGCAACTTATTATGTTGCCCCTTAGGAGGAAATATGTCTCAAATTATTATCGGAAATAAAAATCAAAAAGAAGATGGTTCTTTTGAGCTTGAGGTTACGTTTATTTTAGATATTCCGCAGGTTCAGCAAGTTTCTTTAGGCCGAGGATTAAAAGGTGGAATGGTTTCAATAAATGCAGACGATCCGGTTGTTTCTACCGTTACCCAGACGATGAATATTTTTTATGATAACGGAACAGCGATTGAAGACATTCAGGCTGATTTAGTGAATAGATTAAATTCCGCGCAGGATGATTTAAATAATAGCGATAAACTTTCTTTTTATGGGATGACCTTTGACGGGTCGAACTGGAGTTAAGTAGATGGCATTTCCGACGACAGGGATATTGGATAGTTTTACTGATACAAATGGCGTAACGCTACCCTCTCATAGTGCCAACTGGTATACTTTTGCTAACGGTCATAAAATATCAGCGAATACAGCTATTCCAAATTCCACAACAGAACAAGTTTATTATTCTCGGTGGGAAGCTGCTGGTTTTGGTGCTGACGAAGAAGCATATTTTACTATTACAGAAAAAGGATTAGACGGCACTGATAGTCAAGGATGTGCTGTAAGATGGAATACTGTCGGGCTTTATGAAGTTGCGATTATTTATAATTCAGCAGGAGATACTATTGAGTTGGGGAGAGAAACTGATCCTACGGTCGATTATACGGCACTTGAAAGTTATGCTCAAGAAATAACTGTCGGCGATAAAGTTGGTATATCGGCAGTGGGAAATATAATTACTATTTGGTATTGCCCTGTTTCTACTGGGATTTGGTCGGCAAAAGGCACTCACGATATTTCCAGCGAAACTCCAAAATATACTGCCGCAGGAAAAATTGGGATTGTTGGCTATAATAAAAGCACCGCAGGATATGACGACTTCGGCGGGGGGACGGTGGTATCCGCATCAACGGTAAAAGGTTTTATGACCACAAATAGAGGATGGTGGGGACCGTGAGGTATTTATGGATTATGTTTTTGATTGGTTGTTGTTCGTGTGATGTAACGCAATGTCATTACAACGGAAGAACATACGGTCAATACGAAACTCTTAACGGAATTTATTGTAACGAAACATTTTCAGAACAATGTCAAGAGTTTAACGTAACCGATACCGATTATAAGTTTAATTGTAATGCGGAGGTCGTTAATGAACTCTGAACAAATTGAACGAGCTAATGAACAATCACAAATCGCACTTGATGGAGAAATGAGAATGAACCAAGCTGGACAAATGTTAAAAGCAGGACAAAATATTTTAGCCAAGACCCATTTACAACAGGCATTACATATTTGTGAAAGACTTTTAACCGAATTGGAATGACAACTATGACGAACAACTGCGATAAACTTCCTTGTCAAGAACACATGAAGGCTTTTTATGGGGTATGTGCTTTTTTTCTTTTATCATTATCAACTTTAATGTACGCCGTTATTGATAACGACAATAAATCAAGGGACAGGGATACTCGAACCATAGAGACCGTAGACAAAGGTTTCTTAGACCAATCCCAACGCTTGACTCGCATAGAAACTAAAATTGAAATTCACATGGATGAAGGTAAAACATTCGGGGGTGGGTAATGAAAAAAGTTACAGTTTTATTAACGGTTTTTGTTTTTTTAGCTGGGTGCGCTTGGCTAAAACAGGTCAATTCAGATTATCAGTTGGGAAAGAGTACGCCACTTGCGGTGAACGAAACTTCGCCAGCAGATAAAGCCGCCGCAATAAAAAGCTCAGTTGAAGCTATTCCGGTTCCGTGGGCGGGTTCAGCCGCAACGGCTATCGGTTTCTTAGCTACCATTTTATTCACTTGGCAACGAGGGTCGCAAATCCGAAAGACCGGGGCTCCATCGACTACTTCGACCACAGTTAATGTCGTCACGGGAACAGTCCAGAATATAGCCGACGTTTTAGCGGGAGCGTTTACTATGGTTGGTCCCAACGCTACGACTACGGGTACGGTTCTTCAGAGAATTTGGAAAGTCGGTCTAGCTATTGTCGCCTCAGGCGCGGTTGTGGCTAGTGCCAATACTTCATTTATGGCGTATTTAACGGCACACCCGATTTTAAGCGCGTCGTTTGTGGCGATATCAAGCGCAGTAGCAGGTCTTGAAAAAGCAATGAGCAATGTTCCAACAGTAACGACACCGAGTGCTTAATGCCAAAAGTTGATGTCATTCAAACATCTTTTGTAGGGGGAGAATTTGGTCCTTCACTATTTGGACGAACGGACGTAGCTCAATACGCGAACGCTTGCGCTATTGTCGAGAATTGGTTAATCCGTCCGTTTGGGTCAATTATCTCTGCTCCGGGCACAGAATACATCAATGCTTGTAAGACAGGGGGGTCAACGACTTTAACCGGAATTAAGCTGATCCCCTTTGTCTTTTCTACTACCGATGCCTATCAAATCGAAATGGGCGTTGGGTATTTCAGATTTTATACCAACGGATCTGTTGTGGTTTCACCCGGAACGACACCTTACGAAGTGGCACACAGCTACGCCGCCGCAGATATTCCGTCAATTCAATATTGCCAAGATCATGACGTAGTTTATTTCTTCCACGGGAACTACCCCACCGCGACACTTACTCGGTACGGAGCGACAAGTTGGTCGTTTAGCACGTTAGCTATTACTGGCGGTCCGTTTATGCCGGATAACATAACATCTGTAAGCATAAGCACAACGGGGATAGCTTCTGGTTCAACAGTAACCGTTACGGCCTCCTCTGCAATATTCACCGTCAGCGGATCAACGATGGGCCATGTAGGTACTTTCTGGAAATACGGGTCAACGGTAACAAGCTCGACCACAGGTTTGGCGGTTCAGGGGTTCTTTAAGATAACCGCCGTCACCAATTCGTCTATAGCTACGGCTACGGTTATAAGCACGTTAAGCCAATCAGGTTCAACAACAAGCTGGGCAGAAGGATCTTGGTCCTCGGTGCGGGGATATCCCGCAAGAGGCGCGTTTCATCAGCAAAGACTTTTTATGGCTAGAACGGATAACGAACCTCAAACCGTTTGGGGGTCAGGGTCGTTTGTTTATACAAATTTTGCGGTTAATGGCGGGGCAGATGACGACGCTTTAAATTTACGTCTTTCCGCTACTCAAGGCAACGATATTAAGTGGCTGGCTCCAATGCAGGATTTGATTGTAGGTACTTACGGAGGCGAGTTTTGTATAAGTGCCGGGATAGGAACAGGAAACCCGCTTACTCCTTCGAACGTCGGGGTCACCCAGCAGACCTCTTGGGGGTCAGAACCTATTCCGCCGAAGAAAATCGGGAATTTTGCTTATTACATTCAAAGGTACGGGCAGAAGTTAAGAGAAATATTTTATGTTTGGCAGATGAGTAATTATAAGTCTGTGGACAAAACTATTCTTTCTCCACAAGTCGCCGGTGGTGGTTTTATCGACATGGCGTATCAGCAAAACCCCGATACGGTTCTTTGGTTAGTGTGTTCTAATGGAACGATTGCAACAATGACTCGAGAAGTCGATCAAGAAGTATCGGCATGGTCAAGACACACAACCTTAGGATCATACTCTTGTCTTGCCGTCATTCCTTCCCAACAGGGAGCCTATGACGAGGTTTGGGTTGTCGTTAAAAGAGTTATCAATGGGAGTGCAGTAAATTATATTGAACGATTCAAAAACCAAACCGTTCCGACGCAACAAGACCAATGTTTTTATGTTCATTCGGGAGCTTCTTATAACGCTTTTACCGCCAATACGACAGCCACAATAAGCCTTTCCGCAACAGCGGGGACTTCGGTAGTCGTGACTTCTTCCTCGGCGTACTTTTCAGCCGCAATGGTGAATAAACGAATCCGGGCAGTTGACGCTTTCGATAATATTTTAGGAGAAATGCTTGTCACTACTTACGCATCAAGTACTGTAGTTGTGGGTAATGTCAGGTATGCATTTTCCTCGCCTACTTATTCTCCCGGAGCGTGGGGAGTTTCAGTTTCTCAGATATCCGGGCTTAATTGGCTAGAGGCCGCAACGGTAAAGGTTTGCGCCGACGGAGGAACAGACTATCCCGCAAAGGTAGTCTCTAACGGCTCAATAACCTTAGCTTATGATTATTTTGTTGTTACCGCGGGTCTTCCGTATACACAAATTTTAAAGACTTTACCTCCCGAAGCGGGAAGTAGTCGAGGAACATCACAGGGGAAAAAGCAAAGAATAAGCGAGGTTGCGTTTAAATTAAACAATTCATATCGTGGGTTTAAGGTCGGTGGCGCGGCGTCTAATTTAACGAGTTTGTCTTACATAGATTCGTTAAGCGGTTCGACTATTTACGTCGGAACAATTCCTAACCCGAATTTTGTTTTAAGCCAAACCGTTTTCCGAAATCCGACGACTCTATTAGGAACGCCTGAACTGCTTTTTACAGGCACACTTCCTAATGTTCATTTTCAGGATGATTACAGGTACGGCGCGCAGGTCTTGATTGAGAACAGCGATCCGTTACCAATCGAGATTTTAAGTTTAATGACAACCGTCGAGACTTTTGATAAATAGGAGTTCTTATGGGATTTGGGGGAGCCTTACTTGCAATGTCAGCGGTTCAGGGAATCGCGTCAATAGGGCAGGGGTATGCCAAGAGCGCGGAGGATAAGTACAACGCTAATTTAGCGGGTCTACAGGCTCAAGCTCTCGGCGTTCAGGGCGACATCACGCAAGGACAGTATACCCGAAAATCGGGGCAGATGCTTTCTACCCAAACCGCAACCGTGGCGGCGGCAGGACTTGAACCGACAGGTAGTTATGCGGCGGCGATGCTTGACGCTCAGACGCAGATACATACCGATATGGCGATTGCCAAATACAATACTCAAATGGGAATAAATTACAAAGAAGCAGAAGCAAAACAAAAACGCATTCAAGCCACACAAGACGTCTATTCCGGTTATTCAAATGCGTTTAGCGAAATGCTTTCAGGTGCGGCAAAATACGGACAATATAGCAAATCCTCTTTTGATTTAAACTCAGGGGCAAGTCAAGCCTTGCCGGAAAGTACATTAGGTTAATATGCCTTCATTCCCAACTTACGACTCAAATCAAAATATAAATACAACTCCCGCTTCTCCCGAGTTTCGAGGGGCAGGGCAGGGGATTGCGGACTTTAAAAATGTTCTTGGAACAGTTCAGGACATCACTCAAAAACTTTCTAATGCGAATGATGTGATGCAAGAGACGAAGGCAAAGACCGACGTTGAAATGTCTTTGGTTCAGCAAGAAGAAGCCGCGAAGAATGACCCTAACCCGGATAATGTTGAAGCGCATCTTAAAGCAATTCAAGATTTGAATAAAGACGCCACTAAAGGTATCAGCAATCAAGAGGTAGCTGGAAAAGTCGCGTTAGAAGTAAACCAGACAACGTTTCTTTCTGGAATAAAAGTTCAGGATATGTTTAAGAAAAAGCAGATGTTCGCCAACGATATTTATCTTGATAAGTTAGCAACAACGACTTCGTATAACGTTGCTAATGCTGTGAGTCCTGCGGCTGCCGCGCAGGATGAAGCGAATTTTATGGACACAATTCAGCAGAACACGAATAAGGGATTGATAACCCCGGAACGCGGGTTTCTGTTGGTTAAAAATTATAAACTTGGTGTTTTACAGGCGACGCTTGACAACGACCCGGCAACGACTCTTGGCGACTCAAAGACATATAAAGAACTCAATAGCGGAAAGTACGACTTAGATTTTAAGGAAAAAGAGTCGGCAATCAATATGATAGAAAAGCGGGTTAAGGAAAACGTTCAGGTTCAAAAAGACACGCAGTATAAAACCGAGGCGCAGGTGGCGATTGACATGGCACAGGGCAAGCAGATTGACCATGCCATTTTCGCTAACGGGCTTAAGAACGGGACGATGACAAAGAAGTTCGCTGATTCCGCGCTTAAGGTGCTTGAGTCTCCTCGGCTCGTTAATGCGAAGACAACCAACCCGGCATTTGCCGAGGAGATGGAAGGAATTTTTAAGTCGAAGACAAAAGAAGAAATTCAAGATGGCGTGGTTAATATTTTATCAAAAGCCGATAAGGGTGAGTTAAGTAAACCGGATATGCTGGTTCTCCTTAGGACCGCGTATGCCCGCGGGAATGATGTTCGTACCAAGCAACAGGACGAAGCGAAGGCGGCGGTTAAAACGCTTGGAGATTGGGCCGATAGGACGAAACCGGTTGACCGCGCGGACGTTTATCGTGACTTTATGAATAAAATCCATAATGGCGAATCTCCTCAGTCCGCCGTACAGGAAACCATGAAAGAACACACGATAAAAACAAAACCGGAGTTTATTTCTTTTCCTACTACCGGAAAAATCATGGTGGATAAGAATGGAAACAAGGCAAAAGTTTTTCCCGATGGTCATATTGAGGAAATCAAATAATGGCTTTCGATATAAACAGCGCTGTTGAAGTCAACGGCGACAACTCCGCAATTCCCACCACAAAGTTTGATATAACTTCTGCCGGGGAAGTTAATCCGCCTGCACCTCACCCGGCCCCTCATCCCATTGCTGGGTTTTTGCGTGGTGTAATGAAACATACTGCGGCAGAAACGGCGATGACGTATTGGGACTTAGCGGCAGAAGCTAAAAAAGGAACCTTGCCGCATCCAAACGAAGGTGAAGATTTTGGCCAATGGATGGAAAGGGTTTCTCAGCCAAGAGAAGAAGCCATAATCAATCAGGGTGTTATGCGTCAGGTGGCTGTTCCTATGGCCGGATCCATGGCCGGTGCCGCTATTGAAGGCGCTGGGATGATAGCCGCGGGTAACGTCGCTAAAGGAGCGATGTCTTTAGGAAAACTCGGTGGTGCCGTTGGTGCGTATTCTATTGCAGACCATTTTTTTGATGCGCGTCGATGGATTGACGAACACGCCCCACAAACCCCACCTTTGGTAAAAGACTTAGTTGAAATCGCTGACTTTGCGGCCAAAGCAGTTATTATTGGCGGGTCTAAAGGCGTTAAAGATTTTGTAATGGACCGTTGGAATAAACTCGCGCTACCTAAGGCGGTCCACATTGACCCCCAGCAGGTCGAGTTGTCTAAAGGAAAATCGTCGGCAGAAACGCTTGGAATACAAGATGAACACGCTAAGGCGTCTGTTTCCAGCCAAACACCGGTTCAGGTCCCGGTGGAGAAGGTGGTAGATTTGGCTGTTGGTACCAAAGAATTTAATACCGCAGAAGAGTATGTAGCCAGTAAACAGAAAGCGCCTTTTTATCTTAATGAAAAATCAATAGAGCCAATGGTCAAAGCGTATCAAGAGAACAATCCTGTAATAATGAATAGGCCGATAGCGCTTGTTAAAGATGGAACTAAAATTTCTGTTCTTGAGGGAGAACACAGGTTATTTGCAGCAAGGAAGGCAGACGTTGAACCACCGATGGTTTTATTAACAAGAACAGAAACAGACAACCTTAATGCTAAACAAATAGATGAATTAGCAAAAAAGAAATATTCAGGTAAAAACGAAAGTGATTTAACCAATTTTTATAAACAGGGGTCGACATCTCAATTAAAGTCTGAGTGGGAGAAATTGCCAAAATCTAATTGGGAAAAAGCAAAAGAAGATTTAGGTCTTGTCCCTCCGGAACCCCCACCGCCAATAACCCTCGGTTTTGAGGATACATCCGGTGAGGGTGTAGGCAAGAACGTTGAACCTAGCGCACCACAGAGCCATGAATTTGTGCAAAAACCGAAATTATCGTTCTTTGCTAAAGAAAACATGAAAACCACAGCTGATGAAATTCGTAAACAAGTCGTTGGGTCGATTGATGAACAGGTCGTTAAGGTCAATCAATGGGCTGAGTCTGGGAAGAAAGCCATTAAGAGTAAGGCCGAGCAAGAAGGTATGTTCTGGTACGCCAGCGCTAATGGCGACCGCGCTAAGATTATCGAGTTTATGACAAAAATGGAAGGCGCCGAAGACCCGAAGGTAAAAGAATATTACGAGAAAACTATTCTCCCTCAGATGAAAGCCGCGCTGGAACTTTCACCGGAAGCGATTGAAAAGGTTAAGCAAGGAAGTAAATATTACGCTGAGGCTGGACAGGTAGCCAAAGAACTCGGGACTATCCGTACCGTTCGGGAAAATTATCAGTCGAACCGGATTTATAAGCCGGAACCTCCTGAGGATTTTATCGCCACAGGTAAACGCCGGACCGGTATTCACACCAGCCACGCGAAACAGCGAGTGTATGAAACACCGTTTGACGCTGTTATGGCGGGGAAGAAGTTTGCGACAACGAACTATTTTGATGCGTTAACCCTGCACAACGAAGAAATGGCGTTTGTTAACACCTCCCGTGCGATGCTTGACCAAATGGAAAAGATTGATGTTGGCGAATGGTCTGACCGTAAAGGCGTGCCTCAGGGGTACAAGCAGGTGGGAGATATAGAGAAGGACAGCAAGGTTTTTGTGGCTCCCGAGAAAATGGCGGCTGGACTTGAGGCGATTACTGACCCGAATAATTTAAGAAAGGTAAAAGAACTCACCGCACTTGGTAAATTCAATGGATTTGTTAAAAGTTTCAACGTAGCGCTATCATTCTTCCACCATTTTCAGTTCGTTAAGCAGACTCTATCATCGAAGAACGGTGAAAAAATTCTCGCTAATTTTACGGCTGATTTGGTTCGTGGAAAAGACCCGTTTGAAACTAAAGAATTTAAACAGGCTGAACAGGATTGGGCGTCATGGGGATTACGGACATCGGCTCGTCAGGGAAACTTCGATATTACGGCTGATTTGATGAAAGTCGAAGGGAAGTGGCTTGATAAATTAAAAGAACAACCCGGAATTAAACAAGTAATTAAACTGGTTGATGCCAACAACCACCTGTTGTTTGACCGGATGCAGCGGTATTTCAAGGTTATGGCAGCATCTGAACGTGGTGCTGGTTGGCTTAAGGCGCACCCAGAGGCCACCGAAACCGAAGTAGTTTCCGCACATCGGGCGATTGCACGCGCTATCAATAATACTTACGGTGGTTTGAATTGGGAAATGCTAGGCGTCAATAAAACACGTCAAGGAATTTTGCGGTTAGGGTTGTTTGCACCAGATTGGTTATTATCGGCAATTATCCACACGAAAGATGCCGCGATTGATTGGAAGTCACCGGCTGGACATATTGCGCGCGCTAATATAGTGAAGGGTGTTTTGGTTGGTGGGTTATTTACTGAACTTTTAAATAAAACAATTACCGGACACTATACTGATGAGAACAAAAAAGGGCATCAGTTTGAGTTAGAAGCCGCACCCAATGTGTATATAAATTTCTTTGGTGGTGCCACAGGTGAGTTAATTAAATTCGTATCGAACGTCATTGAAACCGGTGGTGTTCCCGGTGCAGCGCGGTATTTTCAAGGTAAAGTTGCGCCTTTAGGACGGTTTGCAACGATGCTGTTAACCAGCCGGAACTACGCCGGGCAGAACATCGCCAATAAACCCATAGAAGGCGACGGACCAATAGTGAAGTCGTTAAATTATATTTTGAATCTAGCCTCGACGGTATTGCCATTGCCTTTCGGCGCGCAGTCAGCGATGCCGTATAAATCGAGCGGAGAAGAAACACGAGTTGGCGATGCGCTTGTGGCCACCGGTCTTGGCCGATATTCCACGACCGCTGATAAGGGCGAATCTTCTACTAAAAAAATCAAAGAAGAATACTTTAAAAATAAAGACGAATCTAAAATTTCAGACGCGATTGAAAGCGGCGACCTATCAGAACAAGAAGCTGAGTCAATAGAAAAAGAAGGCGAGTTGTCACCTGTCGAGCGTAAAGCTAAACACATGACGATGACGAAGGCAATTCAACTTTATAAGAAGTCTAATGACGCAGACAAGGAAACGCTTCAAACCATAATCGAAGATAAGTACGATAGAAAATCCCAGCAGACGAGTCTTTCTCCTAAGGAAATGGAGAAGTTAGATAAAGAATATTCTGATTTTATGGAAGAAGTCAATAACCCTAAAAAGAAACGGTTCTCAATTCTCGGCCTATGATTAATCTAGCGGAATGGAAATTCGTTAAGCACGACGTGATGCGTTCCAAGACCGTCGGAGATTGGGATGCCGAGAAAAAAGAGATTGTCGCATGGTCTGGGTTAGATGACGTTTCTGCGCTTGAGGTGTGGTGTCACGAACTGATTGAAATGGTGCTGTGTACCCTAGAGGGCGTGGACGATGCGATGCTATTAAAATACGACAAATGCCACGACTTCGCTAGTGAGGTCAGTAATATGGTGGTCCTCGCGGCGGGAGAGTTTCCCATCGCGCATGAAAAAACCCTGATTGATTACGAGGATAAGGTGAAACATGAAGCTAGGTGAGCGCATGGACTGTGTGGATTTTGTCGTTAAAGGTGACACGTCAAGAGCAGCCGCTAAAATTCTCGTTGAGAAACTTGTTGAAATTTGCGGGATGAAAAAAGCACACAAACCGATATGTTACGGGTATCCGACCAATGGTGCTGGCGGATGCGGGTTCACCTACATCCAGCCTATTACGGAGTCGTGTATTTCCTTTTTAGCTTGGGCGGATTTAGGTGGGGGGTAATTGATGATACGGTCATGTAAGACGGTTAGTTTAAACCGCGTTAATCAGGCAATCAGGTCTTTGGGGTATAAAGTCAAAGACGTTCGGGCTTTTGAAATGAGGTTAAAAAATGGACTTTAGTAATAAGACGGTTCTTATCGTAGACAACGGCCTTTTCACGGAACTGGCGGTAACGCTCAGCAAGTCTTTTGGTCGAGTCTTATATTTTTTCCCGTGGATGGGCGCTTTCCCAAAATCAAATAGCATGATGATTGGGACGGGGATTCCCGGTGTCGAAAGAATCCGTAATTTCTGGGATTACACCGATGAAGCAGATTTAATTGTTTTCCCTGATATTTATGCGGGAGATTGGCAGAAGCAACTTGTGTCGCAAGGGAAGCGGGTCTGGGGTTCTCGAGATGGGGACGAGTTGGAACTTTACCGAAAAGAATCTAAGGAACACCTTAAAAAGATTGGGCTTGATATTGGTAAGTACGCCATTATTAAGGGTTTGGACGACCTTAGAAAACACTTAAAAGACCACAAAAAGCAATACGTTAAAGTTAGTACGACTCGGGGAGATTTTGAGACGTTTTACGCGAAGACTTATAAGTTGATTGAACCCAGACTGGACGAGTTAGAGCTTATGCTTGGAGCCAAAAAGAAGGGAATGGAGTTTATCGTTGAGGACGCGATTGAGGACGCAGTTGAAATTGGTTATGACGGATTCACGGTTGACGGTCAGTTTCCTAACCAATCGATGTGCGGAATTGAAATCAAGGATATGGGGTATGTAGGTTATTTCAAAGATTATAAAGATATGCCAAAACAGGTCATTGAAGTAAACTCTAAAATCTCCCCGACGTTAAAGGAATACGAGTATAAAAACTTCTTTTGTTGTGAAATGCGGATTACCCGAGACGGAACTCCGTGGATTATTGACCCGATGACCCGGTTCGGTTCGCCCCCGAGTGAACTAATTATGAATATGTACACCAATTTAGACGAGATTTTGTGGATGGGCGCAGAGGGGGTTTGTGTAGACCCTATTCCAGAGGCTAAGTTCGGCGCTGAGCTTTTAATTCACTCGACTTGGGCTGATAAGAACTGGCAAGCGGTAGACTTTCCTATGGAGATTCGGGATAATATTAAATTTAGGAATTTGACTATTATCGACGGGAGGTATTATGTCGTACCTCAGAGTGTTGGCTTACCAGAGATCGGCGCTGTCGTGGCGACCGGGAACACCGAAAAAGAAGCGATTGATAAAGTCAAAGAACTTGCTACCCAAATCGAGGGCTACTCAATCGAAACCTATCCCGACAGTTTAGATAAGGCCGGGGAAGAGAAAGAAAAACTTAAACAATTTGGAATTGAATTGTGAGGATAATATGACAGTTTCAACATCGGCTCGGGTCCAGACTTTCGCAGGTGGTCAATCGGTTTTAACTTTTAATTTTAAGACTCTCTACGCTCACCCAGAATATATTAAGGTAAACGTAAATCCGGTGGGGGGCGGGACGGTTGTTCCCTTAGTTTATAACGTTGGATATTCAGTTTCTGTCAATTCGGACGGGGTAGGGGGAACGGTTACGGTTTCGCCTACTTATAGCACAGCATACACCTATGTTGTTTATCGTCTGACCACGGCTTTACAGGGATCGGCGTATAGCGATTTCAACCAGTTCCCAGCGTCTACTCTTGAAAACAATTTAGACCAACTTACCATGATCGCCCAAGAGCAGGTAGAGGACAATAGCCGTACAGTTCAAATTCCTATTGGTTCTTCTCCTTCAAGCGCCACGCTTCCTGTTGGAGCCGCAAACACAGTTTTGGGTTGGGATGGAACGGGAACGTCGTTGCAAAATATTGATCCTGCCACTCTAGATTTTATTTCCGTTAGCTCTTCCAAAAATCTTGGAACATCAGACGGAGTTGTCCCCACCCAGAACGCAGTAAAAAATTATGTAGGGACATATTATCCCGTTACCGGATATGGAGCCGTAGGAAACGGTTCGACTGATGACACCGTGGCAATTAAGGCGGCGATAAGTGCGGCTGTATCCGCCGGGGGAGGAAAAGTTTATTTCCCTCCGGGGACATATAAAATAACAACAACGCTTCAAGTCGGAACGCAAAGCGTTCATCTTTTAGGAAGCGGTTGTGAAAACACTATAATTTCGCTAGTTACAACGGCGGCAACAACGGCAATTTTATTTAGAAATTCAACTCCGACGGCAACGATTGGTTACTGTTCAATTCGAGATATCTCGTTAAGAAGTTCAGATACGACGTATGTTAAAAAAGCTGTTGTTTTATCCGACGTTGAAGAGTTCTTGATGGAAAATGTTAATATCGGATTTGGTGGGTCGAAGTGGCGCGATTCAACTCACGCCAGCGTTGGTCTTCAAGTAATGGGAAGACAAACGATTTCCGTACGTGGGTGTAATATTGACGCTGACAATCCTTTGCAAATATCTCAAAATCCGAATCGAGCTACGGAAGGCCTTATCGACATAGACCACTCTCATTTTGAAGATTTATATTTATTATCAGAATACGGTCCTTGCGTAACGATTGACACTGGAATTAATTTAACCAATGTAACCTTTGACGGATATCAAGCGTGGGTGGGAGGAACGTACGGACTTTATTGGATCGATACCACAACAATAGGCATAAGTAGCCATCTAACAATTAAGGGAGTACGAACCGAACAATATACGAGTGCAACGGCGTATTCAATTTACATTTCTCATAATTACCGATTACAGAATTTTAGGTTGATGGATTCTCTTTTGGATTTATATAGGAAGGGTATTTACCTAAGGAAAGTTCAAGGCGTTACTTTAGATTCTGTGTTTTATGGTTCCCTAAGCCTAGAAGCTCTCAATATGGTAGCCAATGCGGGTGATTGGCTAGATATTAGAGACTGTCTTTTCGGTGCTGGTAGTACGGCGACACTTACGGGATACGTGAAACAACTCTCGTTTAAAAAGGCGGCTTCTTCTTCCCCGGCGGCTGAAAGTTCTTACTACGTTTATCAAAGTTCAAATGCTACTGACAATCTTTCCGCAGGCGTACAGCTAGATGGTACCTCGTTTAATACTTCCAGCGTCACGGGGGGAACAACCAGTGCTGGGGCGGGGAAGCAATATATCACGTTTAATATAAACGGGGCTAATTATAAACTTCTGCATGATGGGACGATTTAATTAAATTTGACGTTTTTACTCCTTCATGGCATACTTGGTATAATCTACACAACAAGGGATTTTAAGTAGTTATACGTATTTTGTAAAAAATCGCTTGACACCAAAGGGTTTTAATTTTATACTTTGGATATGGTCAACGATGGCAATAAAAATTCCAAATCAAAAAATCAAATCCTCGACGGAGAAAGTACGCACACCCGCCTAAAAACGAGTTGCTATCTTGACCATAGCGCGTGCAAGTATCCGTTGGGGATTTCTATTTTCGGGGGTGGTCATGACCTTCAAAATTCTCCTGTTTCTGTTTTTTCTCACAACACCTGTCTATGCGGAGTTCAGCAATGAAGAAATCGTTACGGCAATCAAAAAAATTGAAAACAGCAGACGACATCCTTACGGAATTGTTAGTGTTCGTTGTTCAGGAGATGCAACTTGTCGTCAAGTGTGCCTAAGAACAGTTAAAAACAACCGACATAGATTCTCAAAGAATCATGGGGATGCTAAAGACTTCATTAACTTCTTGGCAAAACGCTATTGTCCTGTTGGAGCAAAAAACGATCCCCACGGACTCAATAAAAACTGGGAACCGAACATGAGAAAAATTCTCGCTCAGAATCGGAGGACTAAATGAACCCAATGGATGAATTTATTGAAAGAAACAAAAAACTAGATCGCGAGATTGAAGTTTCTTTTAAGCAAGCTCACATGATTAATAAATTATTTGAGACATATTTTCCTT